ATCTCCGTTTTTCTCTCTAAGTCGATTTCTGGCCTTCGGTGTGTAACGTGTCGGTGTGAATCTTGCCGCTGATCTTCGAGAGGCTTACGACTTGCTCAGGGAGAAGTTGCGGGCCGGCAAACTGACCGGGAACGAGTCGGCGGCGTTGGCTCGGGAGATTCGGTTGCTCGGGGAGAAGTTGGAATTGCTCGAGGCGCCCGAGGAGGTTGGAGTTGTCGATCAGTTGGCAAGAAAGCGTGCCGAGTCCGGCGTTGATCGTCCCGCCGGTCGGCGTCGTAAGTCTGGATGAGGCTCATTCTGCGATAGCGCAGTGGGAGCATTACAGCCATAAGACCCTAGACAGCGCACAACGTCTCGCCGTGGAGATGATGATGGCCGAGACCGCTGGCGGTAGGTGGGCGGCGCGGACTACCGGACGGGCGGAGTCACGGCAGAACGGGAAGGGCGACGAGCTCGAGATTGTCGAGGCTTGGGGGTTGACCCAACGGGGGGAGTGGATTGTTCACACCGCGCACGAGATTCCGACGGCGCGGTCGGCTCATCGGAGACTGGCCGATCATCTCAACTCACACCGGGATTTACGTCGTTTGGTGCGTGGGGTCTACTACGCCAACGGAAACCAGGCGATCGAGATGGTATCGGGGGCAATCATCGTGTATCGGACGAGAACTGCCGGCGGCGGGCGTGGATTGGACGATATATCCCGCATCGTTGTCGATGAGGCGCAATACGCCCAACCGGAACAACTCGCCTCCTCGACGCCAATACTTGCCGCCAACCCCAATCCTCAGACCAACTTCGTCGGATCGGCCGGCATCGAGAATCGATCGGATTGGTGGTGGTCACTACGGGTGCGCGCCCTGCGTGGTGACGGGTCGGGGTTCGGATATCTCGAGCACTCCGCCGAGCAAGTGAAGTTGAACCAGGACGACAAGGTTATCTCTATCCGTCCTGACCCTGAGGATCGAGAGGTCTGGCCTGTCGCCAACCCTGCCCTCGGGATACGAATCGAAGAGGAGTTCTTGGCCGAGCAGCTTGGCATCCTGGGGCCCGAGTTGTTCAGCCGGGAGCATCTATGCGTATGGGACGCCTACCCGCACAACACCGAGGGGTTCCTGCCCTTCGACGAGTGGGAGAAGCTTGTTGTCTCCGAGCCGGGGCATCTCGCCGCATTGTCTTACGGACTCTCGGTGGTCAATGGTCGGGCTTCGGTCGCTTCGGCGGGGCGGATGAGCTCGGGGGATCTGTACGTGGACACGGTTCGATCTGATCCTGGCACCGATTGGGTCATCGAGTATCTAACCGATCTCTACAAGCGGAAGCGGAAGCCGATCAGCGTCAACCCTGCCGCCGGAGAAGGTGCATTCATCAAACGACTCGAGCGGGCCGGGGTCACGGTTGATGAGGTCTCAGGCCGGCGCTATCAGAACGGATGCGGGGAGGTGCTGGACACGATCAAGAACGGGACCATTCACCACCTGGGGCAGTCGGCCCTATCCCGCGCGGTGAGAACGGCACAAAGACGGGACGTTGGGAAGGAGGGGGGTTGGGTGTGGGCCGATGCAGATGTAGACCTATCACCACTCAAGGCGGTTACTCTTGCCCTAACTGGAGTGACCAAGAAACGACCACCGAAAATCCACACTCTCAAGGTGCCTGAGTAATGGGCTTCTGGGCGAACCTATGGGACCGATCTCCCTCGGGCATCACACCTAACGTCAACCCCGAGACCTCGGTCTCCCCGACTTGGAATCCTGGCGATCCCGAGGGCGTGGTCGTGGACATCGAGCCGGTGGAGACACGTTCGCTTCCGGTCATCCGTCCGACACCTTGGGACGGTTGGCCGGCGGAATGGAACATACCTAATTGGGATATGGGCTCTCGGTTCAACGAACTGGTCGATGTGGCCTGGATGTGTCTCGACATCAACTCTCGGATTCTCTCGGCGATGCCCGTTTACCGGACCCAGAACGGGCGGGTTCAACTTCCGGTTAGCTGGATGCAGAACCCCGACGATTCGATCTACACCGGATGGTCCGAGTTCGCCAAGCAGATGTTCTGGGATTACCTCCTCGGCGAGTCGTTCGTCTGGTCGATGAGCGACTTTGCCGACGGGTTCCCGGCTCGGTTCCGTGTCCTTCCACCGTGGATGGTCAAGGTCGGGATGCGCCAAGGCCGACGCACCTACACCCTAGCCGGACCCGAGCGGGATATCACCGACGAGATCTTGCATATCCGCTACAAGTCGACCTCGGACGGCAAGCGCGGGGTCGGACCGTTGGAGTCGGCCGGCGGAAGGATGCTCACCGCGGGAATCCTGGCTAAGTACGTGCGGGAGGTTGTATCGGTGGGCGGGATTCCATTGCAGACTCTTGAATCGGACCAGGAGCTAGACGCCGAGGATGCCCAAGATCTCTTGAATCAGTGGGTCACCACCCGCGCCCAGAACCTCGGCTATCCGCCGGTGTTGGACAACGCCACCAAGCTGGTCGATCACAAGTCGGTTTCGCCTCGGGATATGGCCCTCCTCGAGATCGCCCAATTCACCGAGTCTCGTATCGCCCAACTCCTCGGCGTGCCGCCGTTCCTGGCCGGACTCCCGGTAACCGGCGGTGGGGATTCAATGACCTATTCCAACGTGTCGCAGTTGTTCGACTATCACGACCGTTCCGCCCTCAAGCCCTTCGCCTCGAGCGTCATGGAAGCCCTCTCCAATTGGGCGCTTCCCCGTGGGCAGGCCGCCGAGCTCAACCGGGACGAATACACCCGGCCACCGTTCAACGAACGAGCGGAGGCTTGGGTCAAGTTGTTAGCGGCGGGCGCGGTCACGGTCGAGGAGTTCAGGGTTGCCGAAAGGTTGACCGGGACGATGCCGGCGCAAGCGATCACTGGAGCAACCCTGAATGGTTCTAACGGCGACGTAGAATTGGAGACCGTATGAGCGAGCTATTCCAGCGCAACGATGCGGTGTTGGCCGACGTGAATACCAAGCAACGGCTCATCACGCTTGTCGCGGTTCCTTGGGATATCGAGGCTGAAGTGGAATGGCGCGGCGAAGTGTGGAACGAGGTGCAACGCCGCGGCGCCTACGACGGCATCCAAGACCATGCTGGACGGGTACGGGTCAACCGGGAGCACAAGATAGGCAAGACGGTCGGCAGGCTGGTGTTCGCCGATCCTTGGGCAGAGGATGGATTCATAACCCGGGCCAAGATCTCTGAGACCGACCGGGGCAACGACACCCTCGGACTCGCCGAAGACGACGCTATATCGGGTTCGGTCGGCTACTACATCAACGACCCTGCCGACGTGCGGCTCAACCGCCGAACCAAACTCCGTGAAGTAGTCCGGGCTTGGCTCGACCATCTCGCACTTGTTGAAAGCCCGACCTGGCCGCAAGCGAAGGTACTCGAGGTCCGAGACAAGTCGGAAGATGATGGGAACCCACCGGCGTTTGCGGCTACTCTCAATGCTGCCTGGTCAGACCCGGAGTATCTTCGGGCGATAGAACGGCTGAACAGCCGACAATCACTGCCGAGCGGGTAGGTCAGATAGCAACCCCGAGAGGGGGTTGAGTCTCACAATCTGATCGAAAGGATTTACCCATGTCCGTTGTGGACACAGTGATTCGCAGGCTCGAAGGCGAGCTGAAAGAGCGCACCGCCGGTTACGAAGCCCTCTTGCAGAACGCCGAGCGGGAGAACCGGGAGCCCAACGAGGCCGAAGTTGCCCAGATGGGCGAACTGCAGATTCGTATGGCCGAGATCAACGACCGGCTGAGGGGCTACGACGAGACGGTCAAGATCCAGGCCGACTTCGAGACCCGAGCGCACGACCTGGACATCGCTGTTCAGACCCGGCGCGAGGTCGGCGGGGAGATGGAATACCGGTCGGCGGGCCAGTGGGCGCGGGACCAATACCTCTCACTGCTCGGCTCGAGGGAGCCAAGAAGCCGTGAAGCGACTGCACGCTTGGAGATCTATGAGCGTGCCGCCCAGCACATCAAGACCTCCGATGTGGCCGGGGTCATTCCCGACCCAATCGTCGGCGAGGTCATCAACTTCATCGATGCGACAAGGCCGTTGGTCTCATTCATCGGCACCAGCCCGATTCCCGGCGCTACCTGGCACCGGCCTGTCGTCAGTCAGCACACCGCGGTCGCCGTTCAAGGCTCTGCCGGTGCCGCTGCCGACGAGAAAACCGAGCTCACATCGCAGAAGCTGACCATCACCGACCTCGACGGAACCGCGGTGACACTCGGCGGCTACGTCAACGTGTCGCGGCAGACCATCGACTTCGGTCCCGGTCTCGACTTCGTGATCGATGACCTTGCTGCCCAATACGCGATCCTCACCGAGACCAAGACGGGCGACGCTATCCAGGCGACAGGCACGGCTGCGGTCGGCTACGGGACCGCCGGCAATGAGACGGCGCTATCGGTGGCGCAGGCGATCTGGGAAGCGGTCGGGACGGTCTACGGCGTGACCAAGGGCGTCGGGCGGGTGTTCCTGGCGGTTGCTCCGGGTGCGCTTGGAGTGTTCGGCCCGCTGTTCGCTCCGGTCAACCCGCAGAACGCTCAGTCGCCCGGTTTCAGTGCGGCGGACTTCTCGAGCGGAGTCATGGGCACGATCTCCGGACTTCCGGTGGTGGTCTCGGCGGGTCTTGCCTCCAGCGAAGCCTTCGTGCTTTCCACGGCTCTGATCGAACTGTTCGAGCAGAGGGTTGGCACCTTGCAGATCACCGAGCCATCGGTGCTCGGTACTCAGGTGGCCTACGCCGGCTACTTCGCATCGTTGACCATCAACGACGACGGGATCGTCCCGCTGACCGCAACCTGATCGAACCTCTACGCGGGGCGTCTCCTTGGGCGCCCCGCTAGGGGAAGGAGAACACATGGCCGAATCCATACATGCAGACCGGCGAAGACGACGGGCCGAGTATTACGGGCTAGCAACTGGAGAAGACAAGAAACCGTCCGCTTCGATGACGAAAGCCGAACTGCTCGAAGTGGCTGCTGCCGCCGGGTTGGAAGTCGACGAGTCGATCACCAAGAAAGAACTACTGGAAGCGTTGGAGGAATAGATGGTTACCAGTCTCCACACCCACGACTACATGGGGCGCGCCCTAGCCAATGCGACACCCGGGACAACCGACCCGGTACGGGATTTCCTCGGACGGATCACAACCGCCACCGTCGACTATCTCGGTAGGACACTGGTCACTCCGTAAATGGTGGTCGGGGTCGTAATCCAGCACCGGACAATCCGCTCCTCGGCGCTGGTTCTGGTCCCGGTCATCTCTCAACCGATGGGCAACCCTCGACCTTGCCCGGTGTGCAAGATCTCCCACCTATGCAAGACGGTGCATCTGTCTTTGTCGCCGACCGGCTCGGCCATCGTCTCAGAAGGCGTCTTGAAGCTGCTCCGCACCGCGGGGATGCCCGAACTCGACGTTGTTGGTTCCACTCAAACCCCGCCGACGGTCCAAGTCGGTAGAGACGCCAAACCTCGAGCCGAACAAGACCACAAGTCTTATGCTCACCGACTTTGGGGGAGGTCTCATGCTCTCACCGCTTGAAAAAGCGCAAGCCCAACTCGACGCAGCGACGGCAAGGTATGAGCCATTGCAGGCCGCGCTGGAAAGGGCTCAAGATGCCAAGGAACGCCATGCCCGAGAAGATCGGGATGCGATACTGAAAGCCATTGCGAAACGAGACCCGGCAAGGATCAAGATGATGGAGTTGGAGAACAAGGTTGCCGAGCTCAGTGGTGACCAGGCAATAAGGATTGGAGAGAACGGTGGCTAGCAGCTTCTACAACGACTTCATGGACGGCGAGTTTGGAGCACCGATTCATTCGGTGGTCGATCTCAACACCGATGACATCCGGATCGTGCTTTACGACGAGGGCACCGATGCGCTCAACCTTGCCGACCAGGATCTGGCCGACATCACCGCCGGTGCCAGGATTGCGGTCTCGGCCAACCTCACGTCGAAAACAGTGGGGACGGTGGGAGACGGGGTGTTTGACCACGCCGACGAGACCCTTGTCGCGGTGTCGGGGGCGACGGTGGAATCGCTCACCTACTACAAGCACACCGGCACCGACTCGACCTCGCCGCTGATCTGCAACCTCGACACCTGGACGGGCCTACCACTCACACCGAACGGCGGAAACGTCATCCTCGCGCCCGCCGCGGGTGGGGTGTTCTCCGTACCACCGGCCTAACCGGGAGGCCATGAGTGGCCGTTCCCGTTGTCGCATCGTTTACCGAGAAGAACGATGTAACCACTGACGCATCTTCAATCACCCTGACCAAGCCAGGGTCGGTGGCTGCCGGTGACCTGCTGCTCATTATCGTCATCAACGATGCTGGTGTCTCAACTGCTCAATGGAACAACACCACTCTCAAGCCGACCGGGTTCACCTTCATCAACACGGCCGGGGATGCCAACACCGACTGTCATGCGGGAGCGTTCTGGCGGATTGCTGACGGCTCCGAGGGCGCAACGATCTCCGTCCCATGTGCCACTGCCTCGGACTACATCGGCTGGTATATCCGGGTCACCGGGGCGGACACCACCACTCCAGTCAATGCCACCGGAGCGGACTTCGTTACCTCTAGTGCTTCCTCCCACGCCATTCTCGGAGTCAACACTTCGGTAGCCGATTGTCTCGGTTTCTACTGCTTCTCGTTCGATGGTGGCGATGGGTTCCCGTTTGGTATCTCGGGTACCGGCTGGTCTGAGTCCGACGACAGCCAGAACCGCATCGATGGCAACGCCGCATCGGGATCATGGGGCACCAAGTCGATTACCTCGGCGGGTGCCTCGGGTACGGCCACAGTCTCATCGGCTGTGGCCGATGGCGGAGCAGGCTTCCAGTTCGCAATTGCTCCAGCGGCGGCGGCGGGTGGCGACCAAACCGTCGATGGGTCGTTATTCACTCGAGCGCCAACCTTCCCGACTGGCGCGGCGACGCCGACCAATACCCTCGCCGGGTCTCTGTTCACCAGGACACCAACCTTCGGCGTTGGGGCACTCACCAATACCAACACCATCGCTGGCGTCCTGTTTACTAGGGCGCCGTCCTTCCCCGCGGGCGCGGTGGTCGCCGATCAGACCGTGGCCGGGGTGCTGTTCTCCCGAGCGCCAACCTTCCCGACGGGTTCGGCCTCTATCACCACCACCGTTGACGGGGTTCTTTTCACCCGAGCGCCGACCTTCGGAACCGGGTCGGTCAACCTGCAACTCAGCGGGGTCTTGTTCTCGAGGGCGCCTAGCTTCGGAACGGGCGCGGTCACTTCACAGATCACTCTCACCGGTGTCCTGTTCTCGAGGGCGCCAACCTTCGGTGCGGGCCGGGTAGATACCCAGCTAATCGGTGTCCTGTTCTCGAGGGTGCCCGTATTCGGCGCGGGCGAGGTTCGGGCAACTCAGGTTGTTTCCGGCGTGCTATTCAGTCGAGCGCCGATCTTCGACGCCGGGATCGCAACCCAGGCGCAGATACTGGGCGGCGTCTTGTTCTCTCGGTCTCCCAGCTTCCCGGCAGGGGTAGCCACGCCTGGCCCTGTGACGTTGGATGGGGTTCTCCTAACCAGCACTCCAACCTTTCCCGATGGGTCCATACACCTAATCCTCGTCGGAGCAACCTTCACCCGATCTCCGGTGTTCGAGGCGGGTGCAGCACTCACCGCGGGCCAGGTGGCCGGCGTGCTGTTCACGGTGGCTCCTATCTTCCCGGTCGGATACGTCGAGATCCCGGTTCCGTTCTTCGCGGTGAGTCTCGGCGGTGTATCAATCGTCACCGATGGAGGGTCTAATCTCATAGGTGCCGTCAGTGGAGGCGGCAACGTGTTCAGAATCGAGGTCGGATGAACGGTGAAATACTCAGGTCGACGCCGGCGACCCTCGAGCTCAGGGTCTATCAATCCGGCGACCTCGTTGACCTCGACGCCGACCCGACGCTGGTGGTCACCGATGGCAACGGAACGGTCGTCACTTCCGGCGCTGTTTCCAAGCCGGGTGCTACGACCGGGATCTACCGATCCAACCTCCCCGCCCAAGCCGACCTGAAAGTCTTGGATGCGGCCTGGACCGGCGTGCTCGATACCGAACCGTTGGTATTGCACCAGGATTACGAGGTGGTCGGGAACTTCCTATTCACCGAAGCCGAGGCGCGGAGCGCGCCCATTGTCGGGATGCAGAACGCCCTCGCCGACGATACGAAATACGACGACGCCTACATCGCTGATTGGCGGGCGGTCATCACTGAGATCATGGAGCAGCGGATGAAGCGCGGGGTCATCCAACGCTACTGCCGGCTCAAGGTTGGCGGCAACGGGTACGGCTTGGATCTGTCCTACGGCAACACCCGTCTCGCCTCGGGCGCGGCTATCAACCGACCAGGCAGACTGTGGGACATCTCGCGGGTCATCTCGGCCACGGCCAACGGGGTTGCGGTGACAGTGGGAGACCTCGAGATCGTCGGGTACAAGCTCTATGGGCACTCCTGGCCCTATGCCACGGTTTCAAATCCGCTCAACGTGGTCATCGAGTATGAGTACGGGCCCGACCCGGTCTGGTCTGAGACCCATCAACGAGGTCTCGACCTGCTCCTCTCCAACGCGATCCCCAAGAGCTACCCGGCCTCGGCGACCTCCATCTCCAACGAGGACGGGACGTTTCGCATCACCAACTTTCCGGTGTCGGTCGAAGAGTTCTTCAAGCAATACTCCCGGCGTAAAGGGTTCGGGGTTGCGTGAGCACCCTGTGGACGGTTCCCCAGGTATGCGACGACCTCAAAGCAGCGGTCGCCGCCCTGCCCGCTATCACCGCGCTCGACCCGTTGCCCGAGGTGCGGGTGTCGATGCCGTCACTGGAAGAGGGCTTGGCCGATTACGTCGTGCTCGGTTTCGAGGCGGTCGATCAGGTGAAGGAGATGGTCGGCCTCGGGCAGCATGGTCACGACGAGGAGGTATTGCTTGGATGCCTGGTCGGTGTGGTGCGGGCCGGCCACGGCGAGTCTGAGGCGGTCACGGCACGGGATAGGGCGGTGCTCATCACCTCGATCATCGATGAGTTCCTACGGGAGACCGGGGTCGAGGTCGGCACGCAGACGCTTCGCATGATGCTCACCAACCGGGAGCTCGAGACCTTCCCCACCACCATCGGCGATAGTGACACCGCGGCGCGGGTCGCAAGGGTACGATTTGACATCGATTACCGAGCGAGGACAGACCCATGAAAAAGATTCGCTACATCGGCCCCGAGGATGAGGTGCAGATCGCGGCCACCGGCCAGGTCGTACCGCGCAATCATCAGGTCGAGATCGATGATGACGACCTCGCCAAGTCGCTGCTCGAGCAGAAGGACAATTGGGAGCGAGTGACCACCACTAAGGAGAAGTAATGGGCGACATCGGGCACCAGTTCGGATTCAAGAAGGAGGTCACCTGGGCGACCGCGGTCACGCCTGATCGATTCGTCGAGTTCGTGTCGGAATCGCTCGAGCGCACCAACGTCATCGCCAACTCGCAAGGCATCCGATCGGGCCGGCGGTTCAGCCCTGGCGCCCGGCGCATTGCCCGCCAGACCGCCGCAGGCACCGTTACCTTCGAGGTTGCCACCAAGGGATTCGGGCTGTTCTTCGAGCAGTTGCTTGGCTCGACCAACTCAGTCAACACCGTGGGAACGGTGTGGACTCACACCTTCACGCCAGGCACGATCTTCGACAAGTCGATGACCATCCAAAAGGGTGTCGATATCGTCGGCACCACGGCGCAAGCCTTCACCTATCCCGGCGCCAAGGTGCAAGCCGCCGAGTTCTCGATCGACACCGACGGGCTTCTGATGATGGCGGTTGACTTCGTTGCCGAGCGGGAGCTTGATTCCACCGCCCTTGCCGCGGCCAGCTACACCACGCCAACGGTCTTCACCTACTCCGAGGGGGTGGTCAAGAAAGACAACGTGACGGTGGCCTCGGTGCGGTCGGTGCCCTCGGTGAGGATCGCCAACAACCTCGACGTGGATCGGGTCAAGATGGGCAACACCGGGTTCATCAGTCAACCGATCAACCAACCCTTTGACGAGATCAGCGGCACGCTCGATGTCGAGTTCCAGAACCTGACCGACTTTTACGATCTGTTCCAGGCCGATACCGCATTCGAGCTCGAACTGCTATTCGAGGGAGCGGTGATCGAGGGCGGGCACAAGTACACCTTCCAACTCACCATCGCCGATTGTCGGGTCGAGGGCGAGACACCGAAGGTGGGCGGGCCTGAGTATGTGTATCAGACCATCCCCTTCGTTGGTGTCGATCACGCCACCCTGCCCGCCGTGGAGATCGTTTACAAGACGACCGACACCGCGCCGTAATGCCGGTCACGGTCTCCGGTCTCGATGAGCTCTCCCGAGAGTTGCGCAAGGTTGACCCTCGCCTCAACAAACAATTGCAGCGGGCCAACAAGGACATCTCAACCGACCTGGCGAACAAGTCACAGGCGGCGGTCTCGGGTCTCACCGATGCCGGCGGCCGGGGCGCTCGAGGGATACGCCCGAGGGCCGGGGCCAAGAAGGCCACCATCGCCCTGCTCGGTTCCAACGCCTTCGTACGGGCGGCAGTGTTCGGCGCCGAGGTTCATTGGGTGTTCGGTCGCCCGATGGCGGCTGCTGATATGAGCCGGCGGGCCTGGCAACCCTGGATCGGCGATGACTGGACGCCCGAGGAGGGGTTGTATGGGATCTCGCCGGTCATCAAGTCGGCTATCCCCGACATCCTCGACACCTACGGCGACCGGGTAATGGACGCCCTGGCGGGTGCCTTCCCGCAAGGCGGGTGAGATGGTCTCCTGGGACAAGCCCGGCAAGCACACCGACAAGACACCCGAGGGCGAACCGATCTTTGCTCGGGTCTCACTCTCCGAGTTGACGTTGGCCGAGGCCCGTTCGGTGGTCGATGATGCGTCTTGGTTCGATGAGACCCGTATGCCGATCTTGTTCTGGTTTCATGTACCCGTCGATGAGTATGAGGCGCTAACGGTGGGCACGCATTCGGAGATGGTTCAATTCCTCAAGCTGCGAGGTGTGGTCGATGGCGACAAGTAGGAAGCGCACCGTCGAGATCGATGTCGTTGTCGATGACAAGCAGGCCAGTACCAAGCTGAAGGGTCTCGGTGACGACGCCGGCAAGTCGGCCCAAGGGTTCTCGAGCCTGAGCGGCGGGATGAAGGCAGCGGCGGTCGGGGCGGGCGCCTTCGTTGCTAGCAACATCGTTTCATTCCTCGGTGATGCGGCAACCGCGGCGGCGGAGGATGAGCAAGCGCAGAAGGACTTGGCCCGGCAGCTTGCGGTGTCAACCGGGGCCACCGACACGCAGATCGAGGCCATTGAGGAATACATCGACACCACGGCCCGAGCAACGGGAGTGGCCGACGACGAATTGCGACCTGCCCTAGAAACCCTGGCGCGGGCAACCGGCGATGCGCAGAAGGCTCAGGAATTGCTGACGACCGCGATGGACATCTCTGCCGCCACCGGGAAGCCGTTGGAGGCCGTGGTGGAAGCCATCTCCAAGGCGGCGCTCAATGGATCGACCGGCGGCTTGGCCCGACTCGGCATCAAGATCAAAGACTTGAACGGCGACACGTTGACTCTGGATGAGATCATGCAGAACGCCGCCGACACGATGGGCGGGGCGATGGCCGAGCAAGCCGACACCGCGGCGGGCAAGATGGCCCGGTTCCGGGTGTCGATGGACGAAGCCAAGGAGACCATCGGCGCCGCACTACTCCCGCTGGTGGAAGGTCTCACCGATGCCTTGTTCGACCTCGAGGCTCAACTCGCCAAGCCCTACGACCCTGATGCCGACCCAGAAGGGTCGATGGCCGAACTAGGCCAGGACATCGCCGACATTGCACACTGGTACGAAGACCCTCATCTGGTAGGTATCGCCAACTTCTTCGGGGTGGATCTGCCGGCAGCGGTGAAGGGGCCGATGCAACCCTTGGACGATTTGCGGACGCATGGGTTGGAGCCGGTGGCCGGGGCGACGGATGACCTGGCCTCGGCGCAGGAAGATTTGGAAGGCGCCACCGATGGCGCCACCGACTCGATCTATAACCAGATCGACGCTGTCCGCGCCTCAGCCGATCCGATGTTCGCCTTCGTTGATGCTCATAACAATCTCAAGGAAGCCACCGACAAGGCAGCATTGGCGGCGGCGGAACATGGGGAGCAATCGCCCGAATACATCGCGGCCCTCGATGAGGTACGAGAAGCTGCCGGGCGGCTACAAGGCGCAACGGGCACGCTGGCGACGGAGACGGGCCTGACCCGCCAACAGATGGAAGAGCATCTTCGAGGTCTCAAGGTGTTCACCGCCGAACAGATAGCGCTGATAATCGCCGAGCTTGAAAGGGTCAACGCCTTCCAGTTCTCCGAGAAGCGGGTTCGGATCGTCTACGACCGACAACCGACTCGGGATACGCCATTCAACCTTCCCGGCCAGCACACCGGCGGCGTCGTGCCCGGTCAGTTCCGAGGCCAGGAGGTTCCGATCCTGGCTCGAGCCGGTGAGGTTGTGAGCCAGTCGGGAGGCCCGGCGCATATGAACGGGTACGGGCCTCAGGTGATTCAGGTGGTCATAGATCGCAAGGTGATCGGCCAGGTGGTGCGCGAGGAGGCGCTTAGGGACCAGCGGCGAGGGCGGGCCTGGTCGTGAGCTTCCAAGCATTGCAGTCGACCGGCTCGCAGACCACCGCCGTCTACACCACCGACACGGCGGGGCTGTCGATCCCCGACAATCTCGACATTCGAGTTCGGGTAGCGATGGCATCGTGGAGTATCCCACAGGTTCCCGACGCTCAAGCGTTAGTCTCGAAACGTTCCGGTGGTAACGAATGGGAGTTCTACACGGATCAGACGACGGGCCGGTTGTCGTTCGCCTTCTGGGTGGGCGCTGCCGGCAACTTTGAATCCGCCAGTGTGAACACGCCGTTCGCTGACGGTGAAACCGGATGGGTAAGAGTCCGACGTGCCGGAACCTCTGTGTTTTTCTATACGTCAACCGACGACACCAACGACCATTCGGCGGTCAGTTGGACACAGTTGGGCACAACGCAGACGACCGGGTCGGGCAGTATCGACGATGTATCCACCCATGTCGCAATCGGCGCCTTCGGACTGGGCGGGGGTGACGCTACCGACGCCTACTTCTACGCGGTCGCCATCCTCGAAAATACGACTGTTCAAGGCAACCCGGTGTTCGCCGATCCGGCCGAATGGACGGTAGGCGACGATCATGGGGATTCAGCAGTTGATGCTCAAGGCAACACGTGGACGTTGAGCACTCAAGGGTTGATCGTCGGCGACAATATCCCGTTCGTCCCGGTCTACATATCCGTCCAACTGTCGTTCGGCATTAATCCGATATGGGGATCAAGTGGAGTGACCGCCGACTGGACGGACATCACCGACGATGTACGAACGGTCTCGTTTCGCCGAGGCCGACAGTACGAGCTCGACCGCATCGAGGCCGGGTCGATGACGATGGAGTTGGAGAACTTCGACGGCAAGTACCACTCGCACAACACCACCTCGCCCTATTACCCGAACATAAAGCCGATGGTGCCGGTGCGGGTACGGGCCGTTTACGGCGGGACCATCTACCCGTTGTGGCAGGGGTTCGTTGATCGCTGGCCGATCTACTATCCCGGCAACATCGACTCGTTGGTCTCAGTGGAATGCACCGACTTGTTCAAGATCCTCGCCTTGCAGCGACCGGTCAACGTCTCTTTCGAGGATGCGGTACTCGAACGGGTGCCGAGGGCTTTCTGGCGCTTCACCGGTGCAGCGACCGCCGACTCAGGGCCGGAAGGCGATCACACCCTGACCCTGACCGGGTCGCCGACCCTCGGGCAGGCCGGACGTTGGGAAGGTGACGAGGAGATCGAGGTTAACGGGACGAGCCAATACGCCACCGCTGCCGACGGAGCCAACGACCTCGACATCTCAGGCGATCTGACCATCGTTGCTTACGCTCAACTCGACTCACCACCCGTCGATTTCCTTTGTACCTTGGTCGCTCGGGGTTCGGCATCGCCCGAGATCCCGTACTGGTTCTTCATCGACCAGAACGGGCAGATGGGATTCTGGCATGACAGCACCGCCGGCGGGTCGGGCGCGGTCTACCAACCTCAGGCTCCGTCGGGTGCGAGCAACTTTTGGGCGGTCACCCGAGAGGCCAACACCATCAAGTTCTATCGAAACGGGTTACTAGTCGGTACTCACGCCATCGGGGGTTCGGGCGGGTCGAGCGCCGCCGACACCACGATCGGGGAATTCACCATCACCGGCGACAAGTGGGACGGGGCCATCTCCGAAGTTGCCATCTTTGACCGGGCTCTCACCGCCGGTGATATGTCTGTCCTGTTCTTCACCCAACGTGAGGACTTCCCCGAGGAGCGCACCGACGAGCGCATCCAACGACTGCTCGACGAGACTGATTACCCGTTCGCCGATCTCGAAGCAGGGATCTCATCCATGAGCGCCGATACCGCCGAGGTGGACTCGATTCTCGAGGCCATCATGCTCGCCGCCGATACCGAGGTCGGGCTGTTCTTCATTGCGGCCACCGGCACGCCAACCTTTCAGAATCGTTACTACCGGCTCAACGCAACCCCGGGGGCAACGCTC